GTGTACGACTGAATAGCAGAAACAAGTTCGCTGTAGTTCATCTCAAGCCATCGGCCCGCGAGCCATCACGCCTTTGGTAGCGCACCCGGTACCACGGATTTTGATACCGTCAGTCTTGGTGCCTTTGTAGTCGTTACTGTGAATATTGGCGACAGCCACGTTGGCGTCACGCAAATATTTTTTGTTGTTCTCCACGCCAACGACGGGAGAAGCGGTTTTTGTGGGTTGCTTGTATGTTGCCATCTCAGCCTCCGCGACCAGAGCTGCGTTGATTAGCAGCGCGAGCCAGGTTACGGCCCATTGACATCATGGCCTTGGAGGTCACGCCGCCCTTAGCCAGTTTGGTCGGGGCCTTGCCCGGGTGCATGCGAGCTTCGTGCTTGTGCACGGCGGATGCCACCATTTTCTTGTCTTGCGCCAGGTCTTTCTTGTCCATGATCGACTCCTTACGTCGTTACTACCGTTACTGTACCAAGTTCTACGCGGGACACCAAGTTATTTGGTGTTTCAACCGACGTAAAAAACGTTGATCCGCCAACCGGATTCCACCCCCACTGAATTACACGTGAGCCGCCAGACGGTGTGCCGTTCTCATCCGGGCCCGTGCCCACTACCTCAGTGATCTGCAAGCCCGTGTTGCCGCCCAACAAATACGTGATGTCAGGACGAGGATCGCGGACACCCTGCGGGTCATCAACCGGGTACATGCCCAGCTGCAACTGCGGATGGTCCGGGTCCCAGCACGTGCTGCACACTTTCAGCTGGTACGGCTTGGTCTTGATGATCTCCGTCTTCAACTGGTGCAGCTTAAACCGGAAGTTACACCGGTCACACTGCGCAATCGAGTTCTTGCCGGACGAAAACCGGTTGCCCATTACGTACCGCCCCCTATGAACATCTGGCGCGGCACAAGCCGGATTGCTGCTCGTTCTTGATCCTCATCGGCTGCCGTCATCCACGCCTCGTCATACTGGGCTTTTAGGATCGCCAGGCGCTCCATGCCACCAGGCACCTTGAGCGCGATGTAGTAGGCCAGGCCAGCGGCCAGACAGGGGATAAACCGGAACGGGACGTCAGCGATATTCACGCCACTGCCAGCATCCTGAATACGGCGCATACGCCAGTAGACGAACTGATACTGGGTCCCGGGGTCCGGCGTTGGCCAGACCGTAATTGACTGCTTCTGGGTCAGCTTGATGGCCGTACCGGAAGGGATTGAGGCCGCCGTGGTACCGTCTTGGCCCCGGCAGCAGTTGTATAGATAGAACGGTGCTCCGTCCTGGGGGTTGCTGGTCTCGTTGTAGCTGATCAGCTCGGTGCCAATCGTCAAGAAACCTGCTGTGGGCAGACCCGCCAGGGTTGAGACCTGGATTGTCGTTGCGTTTGCTGCCGTCGTCCCACCCGTCGTGGTGGCAGAAGTCAGCGCTGTATTGGCCGTCAAACGCTGAATCCAGACCTGGATGGGGCGCCCGGTTGTCAGTTTGTTGGGGATCGTCGCGTAGGTAGAAACACTAATACGCGTGATGGTGAGGTCCGCCTGATTGCTGGGCTGGTTTGCCTGGGTACGAATCACATGGTCCAGGATGTCTACCGTGTCGTCAGGCAGTGCATACGTGGGTTGTCCGGTCACCAGATTGATGGTGTTTTGCTCGAACGTCCACATGTTGACGCCACGGTTGGCCCAATCTGCAAACAAAAGATTTAACGACCGACGTGCGGTGCGCAGGTCGTAGCCCGTGCGAAGCTCGGAGCCTGCACGCTCAAACGCTTCCTCGACGATCTCAGACAGGTCGAGGTTGAATGCTGCTACGCCGGACGTTGTTGCCATTATCTGAACCCTGCTGTTTTCTTGGCAATTGATTTGGGCTGCGCGACAAACTGTTTGCCCGCCGCCTTGCCTGCGCGTTTCGCTTTGGTGGTGGCTGCGTACTCCGCAGGGCTCAGGGCTTTGATGGCCTTCTCAGGCAGGTACCGCTCCCCCGTCTTGGAAGACGGTTTGCCGGACTTGGTGCGCCACTTCTGGTCGCCCCAATCCTTCAGGGATTTCTGCGGTGCTTTCATCTCAGTCCTTGTACCCGCCGCCAGCTTCCTTGTACTTCTTGGCCACCAGCTGCGCCTTACGCGCAGACCACTGACCCGCCTTGGTACCGTGGGTTGCCGCAGCTTTTACCTGCGACACAATGCGTTTGCGCAAGCCTGGCTTCGTGTAGTTGCCCGCAGCGTTGACTTTGCCGCCCTCAGCATACTGCGTGAAGTCAGTGTCGTCTCGACGTGCTTTTTTCACGCCCTTGGGCATCTTGGAGGGAGCGATGGCCCCCATCCCACGGGAGGCCATCATTTCAGCACTTGCCTTTTGCGTAGCCGCCCTTGTTCATGCCAAGCGGCTTGCTCCCGCTCATGACAATCTGTTTGCCCTTGGTTTTACCCTTGGTTGCAACGCCGTCTTTGCTGGGGGCTGCGGTCTTGACTGCGCCCATCTTGGCCTTGGTGATACCACCGGAAGACATCTTTTTCATATAACCACCTTCTGAGAAAAGTGCCGACTTCCCGTGATCGGTTTTCGGCTTGTTGAGACCTTGTTGGTTGGCCCGGCCCCCGGTGCCAAACTTTTTACCTTTATCCGCCGCAGCGAACTCTTTGCCCACAGACTGTGGGACACCTACCTTCTTTGAAAAAGCCGGGTTATGCGCCACGGCTTCCATGAAGTTGTGCTGTTTACGACTAGTTGAGGGCACTTCTTGACTCCCGGATGAACATGTCAATCTTGTCGTTCAACTTGTCGAACCGGCTGTCGATGTGCGCCACAATCTTGTCGATCTCCGCCTGTGTCACGTTGTCCCGAGCGATCTCCTCCCGCGTCCTGTTCAACAGGATCGTGATTCGTACCAGCTCCGCCGACTTTTCCTTCAGATTCCAACCTAGTAACCCGATGAATGTAGTCAGCAAGACGTTCCACAGCATCATCTCCATTGTCACACCATTCGGCCTTTGGTCTTGCCTCTGACCGCAATACCGTCAGCACGCTTGGATGCGGAAGAGACGGAGCCGCCTTTTTTCATACCAGTCAATTCACGAATTTTGCCGCGCACACTAGTGTCTTTTACACCGCGAGTTTCACGCTTGTACTGATCCGCAAGTTCGCTAATTTTTTGACGCTCATCGGACAAAACTTTTTTAGCGTATGGCCGTAAGCTGTCGCCTTCTTCAGCTTCATCAGACGCGTAACTCCGTATAGCGTACCCCATGGGTTGCTCACCCGCAGCAAGCCGCGCCGCATCAGAAGCAGGGGGCAACTTGCTTTTAGCGGAAGGAATCCTTCCCCCAACAGGTTCTGACGGAATACGCATGTACTGCCCCAGTTTTTCTTCTGGAGAAACTTTTCCGCCATTATCAAACTTGCGTTTGTAAGCACCCATGGTTACCTCAGCAGTTCCAGGCCCGAAGGCTCTTGTTGATCCGGCTGTTTGGATCTTTTGCTGTCTTGGCGGAGGTCAGCTTCTTCTTCATACCACTCATCCTTGCGCAGAAAGAGTCGCGGCGTGAGCCGCCTTCCGGCTGGGGAGGTTTCAAGTTCATGCCCTGTTTTTTGGCAGAGGCTCGCCCCTTGGCGTTCAGGCCGCCGTTGGGGTTCTTGCCTTCCTTGCGTTGCCATGCTGGGGATTTAGCCATAGAACACCGTCACTGACGCAATGTTGGTCAACGTGGCGTAGATGTTCGTGTAAAAACGCACACCTTCGCCAGGCACCAGTACGTAAAAAGAATTAGGATTTGTGTTAGCCGGGATGTCAATCTCAATGAGTGTCGTCCCGCCCGAACCGCCGTCCTTGAGCAGCAACGTGCCAGCGGCACTAGCCGTGGCACAGATGGAAAAGCCCTTCACACGTGCAGGCTGAGCGTACACGCTACCCGACGCATTTAGGTGGGCTGACTTGACGTCATACTGCATCGTCATGAGATGCTCCTATCAGACGTTTTGCTGGCCGAGCAGGGGATCAACCACAAAATACGTGATGTAGCCGCCGACAGTGCCTGCGCCAGAGGTATTGTCCGTCACAGTAACGTAGGACATCTCGGTCAAGGGGGTGCCGGTCACAACAGAACCAACGCTGGTGGTGCCGACCGTAGCGGCCAGACCAGAAGCAATCGAAGCGCCGGAAGCGGTGCCAGAGTTGTAGCCGGTGGTGCCCAGATCAAACGTGCCCGTGCCGCCATCGTTGATGGAGACAGACAAAACAACTGCGCCAGCGGGGAGAATTAGAGCAGCGCCGCCGTTAGAGACCGTCACGTTAGTGCCAGCAACAGCGGGGGAGGCGTCAGCAATGTAGAAAGAGGCAGCCATGACGCCGGAACCGCAATATGCGGTACGAGTCTGGTCGCCGCCGCCCGAACGCCAAATACTTTGGGTGGTAGACAGAGCCATGATAAATTGTCCTTACGTACAAGATCAGTGCATCAATCGGTACGTCGTCTGCCGGGTCAGTTTGATGCACCGGGAACCCCGGGCTTGATCGCAATATACAACAAAAGAAAAGGGGGCACAAGGCCCCCTTTCTGCTTACGCTCCGGCAGAGCCCCAGATTCCCAGGGGATCAGACCAGCCGAACGAATAACGCTCGCGGGCCTTGTAGCGGACGTTGCCGGTGTCGAAATCACCGTCCATCGAGTTAGCCAGAGGCATACGCTCGAAGTGCTTCATGCCGTTGGGCACGTCGGTCAACAGGAACCAAGCGTTGCTATCGGTCAAGAAGTGGTTGACGGTGTAACCTTCCGGCACAGCACCCATCTGCTTCAGCGCGTTGATGTCGTTGTCGTTCGTGCCAACACGCAGCTCGGTGTCAAGCAGACGCTTGGCAACGAACATCAGTGCCGGGGGAACAACCATCTTACGCGGCTTGGCAGCGATCAGCAGACCACGTTCATCGGTCCACGCAGCGATCTGAATCACAGCGTTTTCCAAGGAGGTCTCGTTCAGGTCAACGGCCACGGTCGGGCTGTTGTAGTTCACACCACCGTTAACCAGGGGGTGACCAACACGAACGCTGCTAGAGTTAACACCGAACAGCGACACGCCGTCACCGCCGGGATAAGAACCGCTGAAACCGTTGTTGATAACGGAGGCGGCTTTTACCTGCTTGGTGTAGGACATGGCGCGGGCCAGGGCCTTGGTGTAACGAGCAGACAGGCTGTCGTACAGGTTGTCTTCGATCGCCTCTTCGGTGATCGAGAAGCCCAAGGCGATGGTCTCGTGGGTGTAGCGGGCGGTGAACGCTTCCTGCGCGTTGTCGTAAGCGATGGCAGAGCCTTCGTTCTTGACAGGAGCAGCTTGGAAGCCAGCCAGCTTGGTTTCTTCTTCAAAGCTACGCTCCGACTTCTCGGTTTCGTAGATTTCCTTGTGCTCTTCGCCGTAACGGGCGTACTCCATGCCGAACAGAGCGTTCAAGCCAGGGAGCAGTTCCTTGAGCAGTTGTGCGCGTGAAATTGCCATGGTTTACTCCTTAGATGCCGACGGCGTTGGTATAGGCGTGAGCGCCGGGGTTGAACTTCACCAACACTTCAGTGTAGGTATCGGTCAGCGGGGAAGCAAAACCGATGATCTTGAAGGCGGCAGCCGTGGTAACAACGGTAGACTCCAACGCGCTGGTAGAGTTGCCAGTCTGGGTAGAACCCGTGCTGGTGCTCTGAGCGGCAGCGAAGAAAGTGTTTGCGCCAAGAGCGGCTTGGGTGACCTGGCCATCCAGCTGAGCGGCAAACGTCACGCTGGGGTCAGTAATGACGTACGCGGTAACCACGCCGGTGGTGCCGGAAGGGTAGTACTGAGCGTAAATCTGCTGGCCTTGCGCGTTGATGTAGGAACAGCCAACGAACACACCCCAAGCGCCAAGGGTATTGCCGCCAAGGTTGTTGGTTGTCAGGTCCGCGCCAGTAGCGGTAGACAGAGCGATGTAGCCGTTGGCGTTAATGATAACGACTTGGCCATTGAAAAGATTGGAGCCCAGGCCTGCCGGGTCAATCAGGAACTGACTCGTAGCTCCGGCATAGGGCATGCCGTCGTTACGGTTTACGGCACGTAGGCCGTAGGGGGCATTTGTGTTTGCCATTTAGAAACTCCTGTTATTTAGAACCAGAACCAAACCCGTTTCCGCGACTGGACGAGGACTTGCGGTCCGAGAACAGAGGCATGCGCGGGTCATTGTTTCGCATGAAGTGGTTGTCCACTGAGTTCATCTGATCCGACGCTTGCTTGGAGTAGTACTCATCGCGGGCACGGGCTTGTTCAATCGGCATCTTGCAGAGCATGAGGCCTCCAATTTCCACGTTTCCGGTCTTTTCATTACCAAGCAGCATAAGTTCAGGATGATCAACTGCCTTCACCGGTTCCCACCCTTCGCGCATCTTGCGACTCACGTTGGTAGGTTCAGCCTGGCCCAGGATGTGCGTCGCTACCCAGCGATACAAATACCCAGGTTCGGGGGTCGGATCGGGCAAGTTTGTGGGCGGTACGTATACAGCCCGAGCGGTTTTTGCGCGTGACTCCAGGTCACGAGGGGTACGGTTTTCAGCCATTATTGATTCTCCAGTTTTAGAACTTCAGCCACATACTTCTTGGGGTCCAGGTTGTACTTCTTGATCAACGCCGCTTGCGACGGTGTCAGCTGTACTTTCTTCGCTCCAGTTGTACGAGTCGCGGGTGCGACCACTGCGGCAGGTTTCCTTGCCGAAGTCTCAACCGTACGGGACGGCTCGTCTCGTCTACCACCGAAAACCTCGGGGAACGTTGACTTCACGCGAGCGTCTATTTGCTCGAAATACTCATCGGAGCGGGGATCTACCCCGTTGTTGACTAGCTTTTGATGCAGCCCTAGTGCGTAGCTGGTGATTTCCTCAAATCCCTGGGCGCCGAACCACTGGTTTTTTGCTTGCCAGCGCAAGGTCTTTTCGTCGGCTTGAACCCGTTGGGGTTGCGATGGAGTAGTTTGTACTACAGGTTCTTCACGCTGTAAAGGGGGTGCTTTGAAATTTTTTGCACTCTTTACTTCCCACGTAGCCTCAGCCAGGGCTTCCTGGGCTGCCACGATGGCGTCAGCGTCAAACGATTCCTGGGCCGCTTTCAGGTCACGCCTGGCTTTCTCCAGCTTGGCTTCCGCCGCCTGGTTGGCCATGGTCATGTACTGCTGCGTACCGGAGTCCACGTACGCCTTGAGGCGTTTGTTCTCCTCGATCATGTGCTGAGCAAGACGCTCAAGCTCCTCTTTCTCACGAGCCAGGGCTTCCTTGGCTCGGCGCTCGTCGTGGCGGGCATGCGTCAGCTCCTTGATCCGCTTTTGCGCACCCTGGGTATATGACTCAATCTCGTCGTCCGTGGGGTCCTCAACCTCACGGTCCAGGGGGCGACGGCCACGATCTCTCTCGGGAGTGTCGTCAACGATCTCGATCTCAACGTCGTCTCCTGCGACGGTGATCTCTACGTCATCCGCCGGGGCGGACCTCTTTTCTTCTTCCAGCTCGTCTGGAAACTTATATGCGTCGTTCATCTACCACTCCTTTAAGCGCGGGTAATCCCACGAGGATCTTGCACAACACACTCCACCTGATCGTCATTGATCACGCGGAACTCTTTGCCAAAGATCTTGAAACGCGTACCGGTATAGGTACGAACAAGAATGAAGTCTCCCTCCTTACACCACGGGCCGGTGGGGAACCGTTCCGGGTCTTTGTAGGCAGACTCGCCCATGCGCAAAACAAACAACACCGTGGTGGCGTGTTCTTCTTGGCGTATGGTCGCAGCGTCTCGAACCAGGTCGAGACTCGTACCGGCGATCTTTTCATCGACCTCGGGCACGATACACAGCAGCTTGTGGCCAGCTGGGATTGGCAAGGCTGACGCCTTGGTTTCTGCATCCGCGTTGTCGTCCGGCTGGTCGACGGGTTGGATGTGTTTGGGTAGTTGAATACCCGGGGGGAGGAGGATTTCACTCATCTGCTTTTTCGACTTTCTCTGCAAGGTCAATGATGTAACGCTCTGCCATCGCCAGACCCTGGATGACGCCACAGAGTTTTTGATACTGCTCAAAAGATTGACATGAACCACCCGCCAAGTCGTCCGCGTAGTTGTTCAGGTCGGTGCGTATTTGTTCGCGCAATACGCGTGCGAAGTCTTGGATCATTTAGTGGGCTTCTCCTTTGGTTGGTTTTGATCACGCATCATCTTGAC